CTTACTAGACACCGCGGAAACTCTAGTAGTTATGATGTACACCTTGTAAACTTATGCTTTAATACTTGGCTTCTTATATGATTACTACTGTAAATCCACACTTAACTCTTTTCTTGACAATCTCTGGTGAGTTTATGTTAGTTCGATTCTAACAATTGTCCAACTGTTCTTTACACTTTATTAACTTATTCACAGTCAATTCTTATGAACAACAAATCCACTGCTAAAATGTCAATTAAGGATTCATATGATATTGATACATTACGTGACATTGTATCAAACGGATGTGAATCTGGCGTTGCACATAATCATATCTATTATACAGATACAATTTCATTCTTCGATAATTACGAAGAGGAAATAATTGAAGAGATTGAGAATACTTTTGGTCAAGAGTATTTGGTTGAAGTATTTAACAATCAAGGTGCAAATATAGATATGTATAAGAATGCACTATGTTGGACATATGTTGAACTAATTGCACATGAATTAATTGATGAGTTTGAATCAACAACTTGTGAAGAGTTATCTGATTTAGATGATAACGTTTATTCCAATTTAGTGGAACTAAGTAACACTGAATGGGGAAAAGATCACCTTGACTTAGTATCATTATGACTACTATAATCGTATGGGTATGTTTAACCATACTCATTTTTATTATCCTTAAAAATACAATCAACCACTACTAATCACAGTCAATGAAACTAAAAAGAATCGGTTACAACAAAACCGTAGTCGAACACACAAACGGAGCAGAAGTATTCTTTAGTTATGATACACCAGTTTGTGTAAAAACTCCTGGTTATGATTACTTAAGAACAACAAAATACTACAGTAAAACAACATCTAGACACATTAATCAATGGTTAGATGGTGTTATTGCTAGAGAAGTTCCGCAAGAAGTTATTGATGTTTATGCTTGCAATTTACCTAATAATATATCATCAATTGAGCATAATTAATGTTATTAAATTCACAGTCAATTCCGCATGTAGATAGTAACACTTTATATAAAATATATAAGGCAGTTACTAAACCAAAAGAGATAAAATATACACCAATACGTAAACATTACAACGTTCATTCCTTCGGATAAATGTCAAAAACAAAAGCACAATTACAGGAGGATAATGATAGATTAGAACTGCAATTAGGTATCGCTGGATATATAATAGCAGTGCAATTAATCTGGTTATTTTCACCCTTCTAAACAAAAACCCATTCATTAAAATCAAGGACGTAACTACTATGTCACACCCAAACCAACCCGAATACTTTACTATTAGTTCAGTATGTCCATATGATGGAACAACAACTGTTATCGGTATCTTTGAAGATATGGACGCAGTTAGTTATAGATTAAAGAGATTACATACAAGTTGTGGTGATGAATATAAAGTAGAATGTCATCACTTACAAACTGCTGAAATGGAAGCAGTAGCATACAACGAACAGATAGTAAGTAGAAGAGAGTATCAACAAAAGGAGAAAGTTAAAGAACAATTATATAATGCATTTAAGAAAGATGAAAGTAACACCAAACTGGCAACATCATAGTAAAAAGTATCAGAAACGCTCCCTAAAACCTCAAGCTTTGAGACAATCTAGGGAGCGATTACGTTCACTAATTATTAAATTAAATGAATCACAGTCAATTTCACAGTCAGGACAAGGACGTAACTGAGTATTATTATGTTACTTTAGAAAGTGGACGTGATTTTATTATGTCATCGACCAAGGACGTAGAAGACGCTGCTTGGGATGCTTACGAGGAAGCAGCTTTAATGGATGATTATCTAGTTGATGTACAACCCATTGGAACTTATTATGACTAAAAAGAAACCTTATTACCACAACAACTGGAGAGAGTACAAGGAAGCACCCGACTGTTTCTTCATTCCATTGACATATGATGAGTTTATGGATTGGAAGATAGGAGGTTGGCAACTACCATCTTCAGTATCATGTATAATTAGAGAACGTAAATCTAATGGTAAGATAAAGGAACATGCTTATAAAAATATAGGTAATGCTCAAAGAAAGATTAAATCATTATTAAAAGAAGGTACAAGTGAGTTCACAGTCTGCGATAATGATGCTGTACAATTACTACACCCAAACCATAAGGAGGATCTTTACGATGACCCGCTCGCATGATGATATAATTAGTTATGAGAAACAAGCATTAGATTTGTTATCAGAAAACCATCCTCATTACGATGAGATTAAACAACTCTTAACGGATCAAATTAATGATGAATTCAAAGATCTTAAATTTTCAAGAGAAGTTAATTGAAGCACAAATTACTCTTGAAAGAGATCAAGTAAGACAAGGACTTAAACGACTTGGAGATCAAACTCTTAAATTAGAAGATAAGAGTTATGCATCAGCTAGTGTTTATGGTATTGCATCTATTGATACATTATTACCGCTCTTAGTTGATAGGATTAATGAAACAAATGGACGCATACATAAAGGACACAATGGCGTTGCATTTAAAGAGATCAAACAGTATTTAACAAGTTTAGAACCATTAGCTGCTGCTGCAATAGCATGTAAGTTAACCTTTGATAAAGTATTTAGTTTTAAGGAAGGAAGTAACTACGCTGTTAATGTATGTGATGCTATTGGGCATGCTATAGAGGATGAATGTCAAATGAGACATTATGAAACTGTAGCACCAGGATTGTTAACTACCCTAAAGAAGAATTATTGGCACTCATCATCAGGAACACAACAAAAACTAACAAACATCAAGACTTTGATGAATCGTTACGATGTTGAGAAATGGAATCCATGGGGTAGATCAGTTCGTGTTAAATTAGGTGGTTGGTTATTGGATTGTATCATGGAATCAAGTGGTTGGTTTTACAAACAACCTATAAGAGAAGGACGTAAGACTACGCTATATGTAGTACCTACTCCTGAGTTCTTAGATACAAGAGATGAGATAATGGAAAATGCAGAACTATTCTCTCCATTATCATGGCCAATGCTAGTCACACCAAGGGATTGGGACAATGGTACAAAAGGTGGTTATCTTCTCAATGAAGTAATGGAAGGTCATGAACTGGTAAGGCGTGGTGATCCCTTACGTATACAGGGAGAAAAACCTCTCGCCTTCTTAAATAAAATTCAGAAGGTTGGATATAGATTAAACCCTTTCACAGTCAATGTTGCTGAAGAGTTACAGAGATTAGAAAGAAGTGTGGGGAAATTTCTCCCAGTCACTCACTACGATTTACCTCCTAAACCAGTTGATATAGCAGATAATAAAGAATCTCGGAAGAAATACAGAAGAGATGCTGCTAATGTAATGAACAAACAATCTCAAGAGATTAGGCGTTCATGTAGAACTAGGATGACAATGGAGGCAGTTAAAAGGTTTAAGGATAAGAAGGAATTCTTTATACCTTGGTCTTTTGATTATCGTGGTAGAGCATACCCTATACCAGCATTCTTAACACCTCAAGATACAGATTTCGGTAAGTCACTCATAAGATTTTCTAATGAGTCACCTATGAACAAGGACGCAGAAGAGTGGTTAGCATTTCAATGTGCTACAACTTATGGGTTAGATAAGTCAACGATGTCTGAAAGGTTAGAATGGACAAGTCAGAACATACCTTTAATAGAGAAGGTAGCTAAAGATCCAATAGGTAGTTTACCTGATTGGGAAGCTGCTGAGGAACCATGGCAATTCCTTGCCTCATGTGAGGAATATTACCATTGTGTTGTCTTGAAAGATAGACTTACTACAGGATTATGCGTGGCGACCGACGCAACCTGCTCAGGAATACAAATTCTTGCAGGTTTGGCAAGGGATAAGTCCACGGCTAAATTGGTTAACGTAATACCTTCTGAACGTCCACAAGATGCTTATAAGGTAGTAGCAGAAGTAGCCAAATGGAATTGTCCTGATGCTATTAAGAAAGTATTAGATAGGAAGTGTGTCAAACGAACAGTTATGACCATACCCTATAATGCTAAACCTTATTCTAATAGATCGTACATTAGAGACGCATTGTTAGAGAAAGGTATCGAAATAGATAAGGATGATCTAACAATCACAGTCAAAGCTGTTAGAGAAGCTATGGGAAATGTAGTACCAGGTTGTCTTTCAGTAATGAAATGGATTGAAGATGAAGTAGCTAAAGCCATTAAACGTGGTGTCAAGGAGTTAGTATGGACTACTCCATCAGGTTTTGTTGTCGTTCAACGTATAATGAAACGTAAGATGGAAACTATAGAACTTAAACTTCTAGGCAGATGTCAGATGAGAGTAGCTACTGAAGAGACTGGAGAAGTAGATAGAAACAGGCATAAAGCCGCTACAGCTCCTAATCTAATACATTCATTAGATAGCAGTCTCTTGCATCTTAGTGTAGAAAAGTTTGATAACCCTATTGCTTTAATACATGACTCAGTATTATGTAGAGCAACTGATATGACTGAACTATCTAATGTAGTTAGGGAAGTATACATGCATCTATTCGCTGAGAATGATTACTTAACCGACTTCGCTAATCAAATCGGAGCGGAAACTAAACCACCGATCATAGGAGATCTGGAACCAGAATCCGTGATTGACTCAACTTATTTCTTTTGTTAAATGCACCACTATTCATTATTCGATAGTTTCTTTAGACCGCCTACTATATTAGTTGTCTCAGAAGAGAGACTACAGAAGGCAGAAAAAGAACAGAAACAAAAACAACTAGACGCACTTGATGAGCGATTAAAGCAGCTCAATGAGTACAGAGCAGAACTAGCTAAGGAGCTAGAACCACAATCACTTGAGGAGGCACTCACTGGTGAGTAGAACCGTACACGTCACTGACAAACCTGTAACACTTGAGGGATTCCAGGCAATACTATCACCTAGTAAGTTTGGTTACTCTCTCTCGGCTGTTGTTGACAATAAGATTGTTGACAAATTAGAAACTGAAAGGGCAGAAGTCCTTAAATGGGCTGAGTCTAAACTAAAGAACCCTAAACGCAGTACACTTAAACCCGAACCATGGGAAGAAGTAGCGAAGGGTAAGTATAAATTAAAATTCTCTTGGAATGAAGAGAAACGCCCACCCGTGGTAGACACGGAGGGATCACCCGTAACCGATACAAAAACTCCATTATATGCAGGATCTACTGTTAAACTGGGTTTCTATCAAAAGCCTTACATTCTACGGGATGGGGTTACCTATGGTAGTTCTCTCAAGTTGGTTGGTGTACAAGTTGTCTCAGTAAAAGGTGAAGCTGGTGTAGATACTGGTGACTTAGATGCTAATGAAGTGGCTGAGTTATTTGGTACTACAGCAGGTTTTAAAACGGCTGATCCTAATGTAACACCTACACTGAATGAAGAAGAAGAAACCGAAGAAGAAGACTTCTAAATATAGATCAGGTTTAGAAGAAAGGATTGCAAAACTACTAGAAGGTCTTGGAGTATCTTATGAATACGAATCATGCAAGGTGGCTTATACCATCAAGCACCATTATCATCCTGATTTTATTCTCCCAAATCATGTACACTTGGAGGCAAAGGGATACTGGTCTGCGCCCGACAGACGGAAGATTGCAGCTGTTAAGGCCGACAACCCGGATTTAGATTTAAGGATGGTATTTCAATCACCCTATAACAAGATTACAAAAGGATCTAAAACAACGTATGCCATGTGGTGTGATAAACATGACATCCCATGGTGTGCGTTCCATGAAATACCTATCGAGTGGTTAACATGACCGATAGTGAGTTCGTTAGGCATATGCCTTGCGATAATTGTGGATCGTCTGATGCAAATAGTTTGTATTCAGACGGTCACACATTCTGTTTTGTCTGTCACAATAGAACAGGCGACAATGATGTTATTCACAGTCAAAGGATGTCAAAAGATGTCACATTCAAAGGATCAGCCGAACGGCTGCAAAAACGAAACATTTCAGAGAAGACTAATCACTTCTACCGAATCTACAGAGACGGAGACACTCTACGTTTCCCCTATTTTACAAGCGATGGTGTCCTCAAAGGATTCAAGGTAAAAAATAAGAAAAAAGTATTTACTTATGAAGGTAATAGTACTGATACTTTGTTTGGCCAGCATTTGTTTCCTGATGGTGGCAAACGCATCGTTATTTATGAAGGTGAGTTAGATGCTGCTAGCGGCTATGAAGCGATGCCTGGATGGCCTCATGTATCCTTACCGCATGGAGCGGCGTCTGCCAAGAAGGATATACAAAAACAAATCCCATTATTACAGGGCTATCAAGAAATCGTACTTTTCTTCGATAGCGACGATCCAGGGCGTAAGGCGGCGTCGGAGGCGGCAAGCATACTACCAGCGGGCAAGGTTAAGATCGCTACTCTCGAATCCTATAAGGATGCAAGCGAGGCATTACAAGAAAATGATGCTGAAGCAATACGAAAAGCAATATGGGATGCTAAATCCTATAGACCTGATGGTATTATCGAAGGCAAGACACTCCAAGCATTAGTAACTACACCTATACCACCAGCAGATCATGACTACCCATTCAAAGGGCTACAAGATAAATTGCACGGGATTAGATATCAGGAGCTTACAACGATTACTAGTGGATCTGGCCAGGGAAAGTCCACATTCTGCCGTCAACTTGCAGTTAACCTACTCACCAAAGGAGTACGGGTTGGGTACCTGGCACTTGAAGAGTCAAATAGAAGAACCGCACTTGGATTGATGTCCACAGCTGTAGGTAAAGCATTACACATAGGAGAACATGACCACAAAGAACTCGAAGACGATTTTCATTCTACCCTTGCTAACTGGAATCTTTACCTGTTTGATGGCTTTGGTTCTTTTGACCCGGACATTATTTACAATAGGATCGAATACCTTGCCAGTGGACTGGAGTGTCGTGTTATATTCCTAGATCACTTATCCATACTCTTAAGTGGTCTTGATGGAGATGAACGACGCACAATTGACCAAACAATGACTAGACTGCGAAGCCTAGTCGAACGTACTGGAATATCTTTATTCCTTGTATCTCATTTACGGAGAAGTAACAATGATAGGACTTCGCACGAAGAGGGAGGAAGAGTGTCCCTTAGTCAGCTCAGAGGATCTGCGGGCATTGCTCAGTTATCAGATCAAGTCATTGCCCTCGAAAGAAATCAACAGTCCGACACTGAACGAGATATTGCGACTCTGCGAATCGTTAAGAATCGTTATTCTGGCGAAACAGGGTTCGCAGGGAAAATAAAATTTAACTTAGAGACCTCACGTTTTACTGAACATGAAACTCAGACCACGAACTTCAACCCAGCCACGGATTTTTGACGGAGGATATGAACACCCATGGTATAAAGAAAATAAAAAATATGAAGACAGATTAATTAGACCTAACCCACCTACGAAAGAAGCAATTGAAAAAGCAAAGTTCGTCGACAAAACCTACCACTGGAGTGGGAACGGTGGTGTTCGATCTGGAAACAAACGGATTACTAAATGATGCTACCCATATCCACTGTATATCACTCTATTGGGAAGAAGATGACCGTATTGAATCGTTCAATGACGAACCCTATGGAGACGGCACGCAGAGTATTAAGGAGGATGCGCCGATGGGCAGCAATTACTCCATTACTACAGGAATC